ATCATGTTTCCACGCACGGTGACCTATTTCTAAAATCTTTGTTTGGTCAAAGTCCTGATGTGCAAAATTAATCAACACGTCAACCTTATCCCACATCCACCAGTTTAAGTCGTTGACTATAATATCTTCTATACGACTTGGAAACACTTCAATAGAGTTTCCTTGATATGGACTTGCTTCTAGTGTATCTTTTATATTCTTTGCAAGACCACTACTTCCTGTTATTGCTACTTTCATAATATTCCTTAACTATATCAAAAGACGGTTTTCCAAATAGTGAACCGTCTACACTACACTTATTACACGGTGAATGACTACGGTCTCCTCGCATAAGTTTTTTTCGTATCTTTGCCATAGGTTTACTAAACCAAACGTCATGTAGGGATTGTTGCAGTAAGTTTCCAACAACGTGTTCTCTTCCCCAGTCATTAGAACAGAATAATACGTCTCCGTTCCAATCGACAAACATTTTGTAGAAGGGATAATGGCAAGGCTTACCCCTAAGACTAGTAATATCAGTTTCTTCAACACCGACCCAATCAATGACACCACTCCTATTATTTAAAATCAATCCATGTTTCTCGAAGTCACCCCAGTGCATTCGATACTTGTAACTATCTTCTCTAATCCTCGCATTTGCCATTATAGTGTCGAAGTGTTCCATTTGTTCGATACCATCATACAAATTTATATACAACAAATCTAATCCTGCACGATACAATTTAACAACATAATCTTCGTCTAACTTATCTCCGTTAGTATTACACTCAATGGTTGCTTGTGGTAATTCAAATCTAAATGCCTTTATAATCTCAGGGAACTTAGGATTGAGTAGATTCTCTCCAAATCCACTAAAAGATATTTTACCATCGTATCCAACTTCCCCTAACTGTTCTGCAATTCTTTCTGCACCTAAAACTGTTAAGTGTAAATTCCTATTAGGAAAAACTGCAGGGTCATGTCTTGGACAAAACACACACGTCCTGTTACATAACTCTGTAGTGTTAACCTCGACTGTAAGAATCGAGTCTAAGGGTTTGAGTTTTTCTTTCTTTGACCAGTGTTTCTTTTCCTGTTCTTTTCTATGTTCTAAGAAGTCGTATTGGTCAACTGCAACTATTGGAATATTACGAGACATGGTCAACTCTGATATGACGTTCCTCAGTCTCTGTTTCCTTTACATAGGTATAAACTATTTCGTCACCTTCTTTAAACTCAGTTTGGTCTTTTGGTATACAGACGAATTGTGCATCGTCATTCACGTCCAACATATTAGACCTTGGGTCACCTTTTGGTTTCCAAAGAAAACAGGTTAGTTCACCTTGTGTATTTTCGTCACCAAAGGAACTGAATTTTATTGAACCATTTTTTTCGGAATAGAATACGGTCTCACCGTTATAGTGAGAACCTATTCTTAGTGTATGGTCTTGGGGTAAATCAAAACGAAGAACTGTATGTTCAGTTCCGTAAAAGAAATCTTTGAGATTGTAAGCTACTTCGTCTAATCGTAAAGGTCTTACTACGGATTTAAAAGTACCCGCCGTCTCTCCTATCGTCATCACCATCTATTTGTTCCTCTGTCGCAGATACAAAGTCATCTTCACCTGTCAACTCTTCAATGAGTGCATTTGCTTGTGTTTCGAATGTATCAATCATTCTAGGTTTAGTTAATTTACTGTCAACCTCAAAAGATAAATTAGATGCAGATTGTAGAATTTCCTTCTTAGTCATTTTTTCTAAATCTTGTCTATTAGGAATAACAACTTCTTCGAATTCTTCTTCTTGTTGTAGGTCTTCTTCTTCAGCGAAGGATTTAATGTTTTCTCTTTCTATGAATACACCGTCTGCAAGATGTTCCTTAGTTACACTAGGTGCATTAGAAGATGTAATTACTGGTGCAGAACTTTCAACCTTTTCTACTCCTTCCATTTCTTCAATGGTTGGTTCAGATTTATCATAACCAATATCAAGTGTAGGTTCTTCCCACTCTTCTTCGAACTTCTCTTGTTCCTCTTCTTCAGTCATGTTGTCAATCTCTTCAACTTCTGCAACTCTATTAACTTCGTCTAAGAATGATTCAGTGTCTGTTCCTGAGATTAACCCACCTGCAACTTGTGGTGGAATATCTTCTTCTTTTTCAGGGACGGGAATATAATTCTCTTCTTCCCATTCTTTGAATGACTTCTTAGTTTCGTCAATTTTTTTCTGAAGTTCTTCGTCATGGGTTACAACTTTTGGAAAGTCTTCTTCTTTAATACCATTCGAACCTTCATCGATTTCGTCAACTGGATTCATCATTCTCGCAAGTTTGAATGCACCACTTACGTCACCTTTTGGTTTTTCTTCTACTGGTGAACCGTTTGCATCCCAACCAACTGCCTCTCTAGATTCTTGCATAAGTCTGTTCACTTCTGCTTGTTCTGATGCACTTAGTGTATCTCTTGTCTGACCTTCTTTCAGTCCAACAATCCCGTCTCCGTCTAAGTCGATATTGATACCATGTGATTTAAGAACTGCTTCCATTTGTGCAGCTCTATTCATTTGGTGTTGTAGATTATCTTCAGTTCTCTTTCTCAATAATCTTTCGTCTTCAATCTGAGTATCTTTTTCTGCGAGGACTTGTTGTCTTTCTTGTTCTTGTTGAATCAATAAATTCTGTTGTGCAATCTCCATGTCCTTTTGTGCATTCGTAACTGTAGTTTGATAATCTATAAGTCCTTTGTTAACTTCTTCACGAATAGAAATAATTGCATCTAGTTCTTCTAGTTTAATTAAACCTTTCGTCAAAAGTATCTGCATAGAAGCGACAACTGCTTCTGCACTCGCAGGAGTCAGTCCGACTTTAAAATCTTTTACTCTGTTTTGAATTCGTTCGATTTCTGTAGGTTCAGGAACAGAAAGTTCCTGCTCGAACGCAGTAGGTTGGTTGTCATGGTTTTCCATATTTTATATCCTCTCAACTCCATGGAGCGGGATGCGACTATTGAAGTTATTTGACCTTTAAAACTAAAGACCCAGTTGTCTATGTATAGTCTCGACCCACTAGAAGTATTTATTAAACGTTAATGTCTGAAAACGCATTTACAGCGATTTCTTTAGTGATATTTTTGAACGGCCACTTACCGTCTTTTACTAGGTCAATTAGTTCTGCTTCCTTTTGAGGAATACCCTCTAACATACCTATCCACATATTCTCCCTCTTAACTACAGGGATTTGTTCTGTAACGAAATACTTGAACAACTTGAACTCGAACCTTAAAGAAGTTTCTGCAAGGTCTGTTGCAGGTGCTTCGTTTTTACCATAAGGTGTTTTACCTTCAGGTAATGTCGAATTAATGTTCTTATCAAATACCCATTGAAGAATTGGTTTTACTGCACCATTCTTTTCATTGAATACTTGTAGACCCTGCACTGCAAGTTCAGGTGTTTCTTCTGCAACAATGTTTGCTTGACAAAATATCTCATAAACATCTGCATTGTTCATTAGTTCCTTTCTTTCAGTCACTAATTCCATAAGTGGTTTATTAGGAGCTCCTTTTGGTCTCCCTCTCCCTCTTTTTTTCTCTGTCATAATGTAAAGTCCTCTACATGATTTAATAACTCGTTTAACCTATGTGTTCTTAGATAATCAAATACTTTACCTTTTACAGGTATTGCATTTTCATACTCTTGTAGAATTATATCCTCTAAATCTTTAGGGATAAACTCTAGGTCAATTAGAGTTTGATTTCTTAAATAATTACGATAGTATTTATCGTCCTTTTCAATGGTCATTCTGAGATAAGATTCTTTAATACCTTTTCTCAAAGGTGTTTGTCTTATACCTTCTGCAAAACAATCATCATTAGACAATATGTTTGGTATACCATCTGACTTGTCCCCAGTTAATATATGTTCCTTTAAAAACATATCGGGGTCTTCACAAGTTATTAATTTATTTAGGTTAGGACTCCACTGTTTCACATAATCATATTTGTGTAGTTGTTGAAAGTCCTTGTCTCCACTGATAATCATTACTGGTTCTGTTGCGTGTTTTACAAGTATCGCAATAATATCATCAGCTTCACACTTCTCTACATTCATATATCTGTAGGGAAAGTTTTCTTTAATTTCTTCTTTTACTTTATTGAGTGTTTGAAATAACATACCCCAATCTAAATCCGATGCATCTCTTGTCTTCTTACGATTTGCTTTATACAGAGGCATAAAGTCACGTCTCCAAGTGTTTGGTGCATCAGTACATAAAACTATTTCACCATATTCAGGTGCATATCTCTTCTGATAGTTTCTTACTGAGTTGAGAATCATATGACGAAGTAAATCTTCCGATACTTCACCGTCATTCATTTTTAATTGTGCCATAAGACCTGCAATTATGGTCTGCGTAAAATCTATTAGTATCATTTAATCACTTTTATCAATAATGTATTTTTTGTCGGTAAATCGTTTCCTTCTTTTAATTTAGACCTTGGAATCTCGTCCATAAATTTAGAAGCAATTATATTACCACCTTCTACTAGTCTATCAAGTAACTTCAAATCTGTCAAGGTCTTTTCTACACATTCGTCATATCCAGTTATGCGAGAACCTCTTGCAGATAAATGTCCTTCGAACTTTGTGAGTTTTTTACTTGAAGTGTTATAGGTGAATAACATTCTTGCACGAGGTATTTCTACAGGGTCTATTGATTTATATTTTTTCCATTCGTCCAAGTAAGTAATTTTCTT